TAGGTTCTGCACTATCAGCTATAACTAAAGCCGGTCTTTCTTGGTCTAGTATAGTATCAGCTATTATCCTATTCTTCATGCCTGTTCTAAAGGCAATTTCGTCCAAAATATAACCTCCATCATAGTAATAAATAGCTACTATAGCAGTTGGATCATTAGAATAACCAAAATCCATGCCATATCTCTCTAGTCTAGCTCTATGAGGAACTTCATCTATTATCTCCCAATCACTAAATATCTTACCCTCTAACTCGCCTAGTTCACCTAAACCATAGACTCTCCACCAGTTCTTACGATTCTTTCTAGCTTCTATTGATTGGATAATCTCTTTGCTTAATGCTTCATTGTCTAAGTAATTAAGTGTTATAAACTCTACATCATCCCTTTTATTTAATACTTCACTATAAAACCAGAATTCATGTGTTGGATTCCAATCTAGGAATATAAACTCCTTAGTTCTTACCTCTAATTGGTCAAAAGCATCCATTGTTACATTGTTTGCTTCATTAATGAAACATCTATCACGTCTACCACCTCTTAGCTTGTCTGATTGATCTGCTGAAAAGAACTCCATTTGTGATCCTGTTTCAAAAGTATATATCATATCTGTTGCGTTCCATCTCTTTTCTTTCCAATACTTATGACCTTGCATTATGTTCTTAAAGTCTCTTATTGCTCCACGTTTAAGATGTGGTGTACTTTCACTTATTACACTGGTTAAAGTCTTTTCTTTATCGTACTGACATCTAGCAATTAAATATAATAATATACTTATTGTTTTGCTTGCACTCGTTCCTCCTGATATTGCTCTAATTTTCTTCTTTAGTGCTATTATCTTCCTTGTCGCTGTTGTTTCGCTGTAAAGCATTTGGGTCTAAGTTAATTATTGGTTGAACAACAATCTTATTTTCAGGTTCTTTATTCTTACCTGTCAATTTATAAAAGCTTTCTATTGCTTTCATTTTAGTTTTTAAATCTGTATGTTGATTCAGTAAAAATAAATGTTGTTTTAATACATTCTCATCATTGAATCCTTGCTCCTCTAATAGATCATTGATTCTTTCGCAAACCTTGTCATTACTTAACAATCGTGAAGCATTTGAGCAAGCTGTTTTATACCAGTTTCCTTTGCTTCTGTCAACATCATAAACCTCAAGATAACTCTCTACTCCGTTGCCAAACATCTCTCTTTCTAAGCTTGTATACATTTTACAAAACAATTCCTGTTTAGGATTAAGTTTTTCTTTCTCCTCTGCCATATTATTAATTAAATATCTTAAATATTATTATCCAAAAGATAATTCCAATTAAAGCAAACCAGAATAATCTATTAGCTACATCCTCTGTTGTCATAAATTCTTTAAGTAACTCTTAACTGTATCAATAAGATCATAGAGTTTTTCTATGGTTTGGCTGTTTCCTATTATACCTGCTGGGTGTTCGTTGGTTGGTTTGCCACCATTTACACTCTGGGCCAAAGTATCCATTTCTTCTTTAAGTGCTTGAAGTCTTTTCTCTCCACGTATTTTCTCATCTTTGAGTTTCTCGTACTCTTCTTTGCCTATTTCTTTAATGGTTTTGTCTTTGTCTTCAATACGTTTATTAAAATGCTCAAGCTTGGCTTGTTCTTGATCGTATTCTTGACGGACTTCTTCACGAAGTTCCAGAGTTTTGTAACGACTGAATTTCTCATCTTCAATCATACACTTCATGCCCTTGATTTTTTTGCGCCAATAGTTCTTGCGCCAATTAAATAGTTTCATAAGTTTGTTGTTACTTTAATTATATCAAATATTAAATGAATTGTCAATGTTTTCTAGGTACTTTAGCCATTATTATATAGCCAAAAGTCTTTTGGGGATTACCGCCCGGCCACTCATTTTCCTTTATTTTATGCAATACTATATCTCTAAAGCCATGTTTATTTAACAATCTCTCCCAATTATAAGCATTATATCCACTATTATATTTCAAAGCTAATCTATTCCATAAGCTTTTACTATGAAACTCGCTCAAAATTACATAGTTTCTAGCTATTCTTTTCATCTCTTTGACGTATCTATCAATATCTTTCCTGTTAACATAGATTAATGTCATATCTGATAGCACCACATCTGTACTTTTATCGCTCATCATAATGTCATCAGCACTATTTACCTTAAAGAACCCACCCTTAAAGGTCTTTTGTGCAAGCTCAATAGCATCTTGGCTTATGTCTACACCGCCTATCTGCCTGCCTGGCATAGCTTTTAGGATCGCCGCTAAGTTAGGCCCAGAAGCACAACCAATCTCTAACAATGACATCCAAGGTATTTGCTTTAATATGTTCACAATTATCTTTCTATGTGGATGATTCCATGTGTCAAGATAATCTTTACGCCAGTTTATTTTGCGTTCAGACCAATATTTTTGATGTTCTTTTGTTTTTCTAAATAATTTCATATCAATCTCTTAATATATTATAAATTAATGCAAAGAGTGGTTTTAGTATCCATTTCTTCTCTCCAGCCCAAAATCTTAACTTCCTCTTAACTCTATAAGGCATTTTACTAAATATCCATGATCTAATACTAAACTTGACCTCTAAATTCTCTGCATTGTTTAACCCAAAGTCATATAATACACCTGAATCAACATCTAATCCTGCATAAGGATGGTCATAAACTGTGCTAATATTAAATCCATGAATACCTACTAAGAATCCTCTAGCCTCTGTAGTATGATATTCTAAGTATTTCCCGATGTGTTCGTGGCTCTTATAAGGCCCTGTGTGCTTCATGTGCTGTAACGGATCAATAAATACATCTCTCTTAAATCTGATAGTGAAGAAAGGTGGATTTGTTTCTGGGTTATATTCTTTAATTGCTCCCGTCTTATAGTCCATTATATAACCTCTTTCAAAGCCTACCGCCCAATTAGTGGTGAATCCTTCTTCCTGTACGTCCTTAACAAACTCTCTATGATAACAGTCATCACTTGGCTGGATTGTCATTAACACCTCATCACATTCCCCTATTGCATTGATAAGACTTCCCATAGAACCATGTAAAGCGTCTATAAGCCTTTTTTTAGCTACATCATCAGAATATTTATCATCCCAGAATGGAACGCCTGAATAAGTAAATACTACATTAAAATTCTTTTCTAGTCTTTCTTTAAGTTCTATTACTTGCTTATTGGTTTTTTCTTCTTGCCTCCATGCTACCCACAATATAAAGTTCTGTGATGTTTGAGCTAGTAAAGAAGGTACTACAAACTGTTCAAAGACTTTTATTCTATTTTTTAACCAACGATTCCCTCTAAAGCCCGAATATAGGCCTAAACCAGTGAAAGGGCAAAGCATGAGATGTTTTGCGTTTTTCATATATTTCTATTAAATGGGTAACGATTTAAATTTTTTAAAAACCATTCTCTTGCTTTCAAATTAGGTTCTTTCTTGTTTTGTAAATCTCTCAATGAATCTATCAGCTCTCTTTTTGTTTTAGCTTTAGAAACACAAGGATATGATATGCGACTTATTGGCCATTGTCCCCATAAAGCAGACTTAACAATAACTTCGCTACATCCTTCTACCTCTATCAACCTTAATCCTGCTTGCATTTGCTTAATATCTTTGTTCATTACCTCTTGTTCTACACGTCCATGAACTATCACATTTTTGTTTTTAGTCTTAAAAGGCACTGTGTTACCGTATAAATGAAACTCTATCTCTGGTACATGTTTAGCTACTTCATCAATCAAATACCATTTATATAGTTTAAAGTCATCACCAGAAACAGAAGCATATACTTTGTTTCCTGGCTTAAATTCTACTTTATAATCATTAACATTCCCTAAAAAAGATGGTACTATCTTTGCTTTTATACCCAATTCTTCTAAAATTTCATACTCTATCTTGTTTTCTACATAGCTGATACAGTTTTCACTTATCCATTTTGCTGTTTCTTCTGGTGGTACTCTGATCTCACCTTTTTTATCTAGCCAATAACCATTCTTTAGATACCTAATATCACTACCAGCCCACCAAACAGCCTTTTTTCCTTTGTGCTTCCATAGTTCAAAGAAGTCTCTAAGGCCATACAACCCACAAAATACACAGTTTTCATCTTTATGTTTTTTAGGATTATATTTTTCTACGTTCCACGTTTCTTCTGGAGTACCAGCGAAACCGCCCCCTAAAGTATCCGACCATTTAAAATACCATTTTTTATTTTTCTGCATAGTTTTATAACTTTACTTATAAAATTAAATAATTTCTCGTTAGTCTTGAACTGATAATGACTTCGTCTTGGGTTCTTATAAATTTCAATATCTAATTTACCCAAAGTAGGATATTCAGGACACTTCTGCAAAGCTTGCATAGCCTCTTTGCGTGTCATTTGTCCTGCGTTTATCAAGGAAGAATAAAAAGCCTTTCGCTTATCTATGCCATATCTTTCATATAAATAATAATTCTGAAACCATTTTGTAAAATAATTCTCCTCATGCTTGCCTCCTGTACTAACAAAATCATATTCTTTCTCCAAAAACTTTTCTGCCTCTATCCTGTTATAATCTATATAATCAAGAGGATAGAACACCTTGATTCCCTTAATCCATTTATAATAATTGAACTTTAAAAGACCACAAGTAGGTAAATCTTTTAAGCTTTTTCTATGTATGTCTTTAATATGCCTTAAATCTCTTGGCTGATAACCCCAAGAAGGAGGCATGACACCCTCCGAATTTACATTACCGCCAGAAAATATCCATTTAATCTTATGCTTACTAGCTAACTGATAACTGAAAGCCATTAGAACATGGTCTGACGGTATCTCAATGTTCTTTACACCTGCCTTAATAAAGGAAGCCTGCAACTCACGAAATGCCCTCAAATTCAGTCTTTCACCCAAGAAATCAACTCCTAACTTCTTCACCATTTTGATAACATTTTCGCTTGCCCTATTATCTCCATAGCCATTGTCTAAAGAAAAACAGAGGGGACGTAAATCTGCCTTTACTAGATAATGTAAAGTCATTGCACTATCTACACCGCCAGATAAACCAGCAAGACAATCATATTTTCTTCCCTGACCGTCTTTTTTTACTTGTTCAATTCTTTTTTTAAGATTATGTTTTTCTAACTTCACTTCACACAAAGCTTCTTCCATTTGACGACAAAAATTACATACCCCCTTGCTATCAAAAGTTATCTCACTTGCACTTTTATCCATGCAACATTTTTTACATACTATTTGCATAATTTTGTAAGGAGGGTCTATTTTTTTTATAGACCCCCTGTTTTATTGAAAATTAAAATTGTAGAGGTTCTACCCAAACAATTCTTGGATTACTTCTCCCTATTGTCCAGGGAATATTAGCACTCCCCTCCCAATGGTCTTTTGCCTCCTTCATAGCTTCTTTTTTCTTTGAATAATCATTAATTTTGAGATCGATCCTCGCTGGAATATTACAAGGCGTGGTTTTCTCATGCAGTGTAACATCATACTCTAATTTCCAAGGCATTTTTTGCCTCCTTTACTTTTTTAATAATATAATTAATTTCAGAATCATTTAACATTGGATTACATGGCAATCTTAAAGTCTCATCTTCATAGGCTTGTGCCAAAGGTAACTTTTTAACTGGAAAAGGGTAATTGTTTTTCATTGTTTCAATTCCTTTTTCCTTTAAATAATCAAAAAGCCTATCTCTTTGTCTTTTACTATCAAGCCTTATTATATAATCTTGCCACACTCTGTCTTTTGATGGTTCTGGTAAGGTTATCTTTAAATCTCTTAATCCCTTATCATACATCATGGCAATCTTCTTTCTTCTTGCTAGATTTCTTTTATGATATTTAAACTTTACATTCAATATGCAAGCTTGAAGATTATCCAATCTTGAATTAATACCCCAATCTTTGTTTGTATTTTTAAAATGATTCCTTGCCTCTTTAGCCCACTCATAAAGCTTCTTGTCATTTGTAACTAAAGCCCCTGCATCACCACAAGCCCCTAATATCTTAGCTGGATAGAAAGAAAAACAACCAGACAAACCGATACTACCTGCCATTTTGCCTTTGTATGTAGCACCAAGAGCTTGTGCTGAATCTTCAATAACAGGTACTTTAAACCTTTTAAGAGTATTTAAAATTGTATCCATGTTACTGTCTATTTCCCCTTCAATATGCACTGGTATAATAGCCTTAATATTTTTCCATCCTTCTGAATTTCCATTCAAATCATAATAAACTGGCTCTGCTCCTAACTGAACAATAACTTGCACCGAAGCAACAAAAGTCCTTGAAGGTACTAATACTTGATCGCCTTTACCTATTCCTAAATACTTTAATGACAAATAAAGAGCATCTGTGCATGAGTTAACTCCACAAGCATATTTGACACCGATATATTTGGCTAATTTATTTTCAAAAATCTCAACGTCTTTTCGGAGGATTAAATCGCCCCTGCTAAGAACATCATCAATTTTAGGTAATAGCTCTTTTTTAAGTTGCTTATACTCTTTTCCTGGGTTAAAAAATTTTACTCGCATAATATTTATATTTATTTTATTATCCAAAACTTTCCTTTTTTAATTGCTTTTTCTTTCTCCTCGGAGAACATTAATTCTTCTGATAAAGTTTCTCCTTCTCTTATACCTATTATTTTATACCCATGAGGATAATTCTTAAAACCATAATTTTGTATAACAAATTCGTCCATCAATTCAACAATTTTCCTTTTTTCCCCCATGTCAAGTATATATATCTCTCCTCCTTCGCTGTCATCTCCTGCCTTGATTACAAGCTCGCAAGCTTCTTTTATAGTCATCATGTATCTTTCCATGCGTTTATCTGTCAAAGTCAATGGCTTTCCTTCCTTAATTTGCCTTTTCCATATTGTATATAAACTGCCCCTACTACCAATTACATTTCCAAACCTAACTGCACAGAACCCTTTGCCTTGAGATTTTACTATAATTTCAGACGCACGTTTTGTGCAGCCCATTATGTTGTTAGAGTTTACGGCCTTATCAGTAGAGATATATATGAATTTATCCAAACATTCCCAATTCTTAGCTTCTTCTACTAGATTAAGATTTCCTATAATATTAATATCTACATAATCTCTTGGGTATATGTGAGAAAGAGGAACGTGTTTATAAGCTCCTGCATTGATAACTATTTGTGGCTTAAAGTCTTCAAACAAATCCTTTATAGTTTCTTTGTTTCTTATATCTCCTACTCTTGGCTTGACCCAATAATCCTTTAGTTCTTCGCAAATATCAAATGTTGCTGATTCATCTTGGTCTAGTACAAATATTTTATTGTCTTTTGCTAGTTGGCGACAAAGTTCTGATCCGATACTTCCCGCCCCGCCAACACAGACTATACGTTTGTTCTTCATAATTTAAGCAGATTTTTAATATTTAAAATCTTTTTCGCTAATTCTTTTTCGCTCAACTCAAAAACTAGATACTTTGTTTTCCCAAATTTCTTTTCTATAAACTTTTCAAACTCTCCGTCTTTGGGTACTTTATTTATTATTGCTCCTATTAAATATTTCATATAGAACTTTCATCATAATCTAACACAGAATATTTTTGTATTAGTTTATTTTCTTTTAAATAAATAAGCATTTTGGCTTTTGCGTTTGCTTCGGTTTTTTCATTATCAGATATATAATGTTCGGAAGATTTATGAGAAAATTTTATAAGTGCTTGCCAATAATTTGCCTCATAAAAAATATCTGTTTTATACCAAGCTCTGTTCGTCAAATTTTCATCATTTTTATAATGAACAAATTGAAGTTTTTTTAACATCTCCCCCAATTCTGCTACTGTGTAGGCCGAATAATATCCTTCCATTTCAGGTAATTCAGAAAGTATATATCCTTCACCAAAATCACTATGATTGTCCCATGACCAAAAAGCATTTTGTTCAAACCCTAATTCTTTTAATTTTTTAGCAAGCTCTAATGAGCATACTTGATTTTTTATTTCCATATTTTTTAGAGACGCACATAACTCGGCCCTTCTATCATCATGGCCGATTCTAATTCAAAGTCATCTTTTGGATAAAATCTTTGAATATTAGGTAAGTTTTTAAGTAAGTCTTCTTCATTTTCCGTCCCCTGCAAATTATGAGTAAATCCGAGGAAGGGAGATGCTCCTGTTCCTATTAATTTAACATTAGTATTGTTATAAGCTACGTCTACACGGATTTGCTCATACGCACGCATTAGTAAAAAAATAAGACCACTGTAACAGTAAGGTCTTTTGCCTGCTATGGCCATACCAGAAGCAAGCCCTATCATGTTTTGTTCTGCGATACCACAGTTTGTAAATTGTTCTGGGAGTTCTTGCTGAAATTTCTCCATGAAACTGAAACCCAAATCACCTACTAAAAGATGAATGGATTTATCTTTCTTTGCTTTTTCTAGTAATATATTAAAAAATGATTGTCTTAGATCGCTCATATTTGTTTCAATGCTCGTTGTAAGAGTTTATTGTCTAAATTAAGATAGTGGCTTTTGTAATCATTCTCCATGAAATCACAACCTTTGCCTTTAGTTGTAATCGCTACTATAATCTTAGCACTTTTACTTTCCTTTGTCAACGCACTTTTAAGGCTTTCCATGCTATGTCCGTTCACTTTTCTTGACCATAATCCAAAAGCTTTGAATTTATTTACTATTGGCTCAAGGATTAAAATATCCTTAGTCGCTCCGCAAGCCTGTAAAGAATTATAATCTACGACCACTATAAGATTGTTTAATTTATGATGACCTGCAAACAATAAAGCCTCCCATGTACTCCCCTCATTTAACTCTCCATCTGACATAAGACAATAAACTTTCCTACTTCTATCTGCAAAAGCCATGCCAACAGAGACGTTAAGTCCATGTCCGATACTGCCAACACTATGTATCACTCCTGGGACTTCTTTACTAGCAAGTGGATATTTCTTTAAATATTCAGCCACCTTTGACCTTGGGAATACTCCCTTTTCAGCTAATAAAGAATAATAAGCCGAAACTCCAGAAGCCTTTGAGAATAGAAACACATCATCTTTCTTCATCACTTCATCAATAGCTAATAAGATTTCAACACATGATAATGCGGATCCGATATGACACGCCCCAGCCTTCATTGAATTGATTAAGATACTTTTTCTAATTGTTTTTGGATTTATCATAATTTATTTATAAGTTTGTAAGGAGGAGTTTTTTGCCCCTCCTTTTTTCACCTCCTTTTTTAATCTATAGGATGTAGATTTTCAGAAACCTCTCCATAATCTATCGGGAGTCTTAATTCTATTTTTTTTCTAAAAATAGCGAGGCATTTAGTACATAATTCAAAAGCCTTATCTGCATCTTGAACATTAAATTCTGTATAATCTTTGAAAAAGCTTTTTGGTTTAGTGTAATAAAGAACACCAAATGCGCCTGTTTTTTCCTCATAACATCCGATTATTGTATCACATTTCTTACACTGTAATATCTTCTCATGCTTAGGGCATGATTCCATATCACATTCAATACATTTTTTTACCATGTTTCCTCCTATCGGTTATTATTGATATTATTATTACTATAAAGAACAAAATTACTGTAAAGGCTATAAGTTTAATCATTTATTGCCTCCTTTTGTTTTAATACAAACAATTTTTCTATTGACTTTTTATTCCCTCCTATTTTTCCGTTAGCAGATAAACTGCTATTCAATTCTTTTTTCCAGATACATTCCCAATTTTCTGGTGCTTCATATTCTGAAACAAAAACAGTATGACCATCCTTAACCTTTTTTTCACACCATTTCCAAAATTTATCATGATCAAAATCGTTTTTATATTTTGTTGTTCCCCTGTATGGTGGATCACAATAAATAATAGAGTTTTCTGGTATTTCTAATTTGTCATAACTGACAGAATAGAAAAATATTGTCCAAATAGACTTTTTTTGTTTATCAACATTTAAAATAGATTCTTTTAAATAATCTCTAATACCGTCTTTTGTATTAACTTTCCCTGCGTATCCTCCAAACCATTTTCCTGAATAGCTACATCCTACCCCTGCCCATCCAACCAATTTCTTTTCGTGCATTTTTTTATTATCCCTGATATTAATGTATTCTTCTTTTGTTATATACGGCAATTTCCACCCTCCTACAAGAGCATAAAAAAACGCAATAAGATATTCATTGCTATCATTACCGATCCTTTTACCGCTTACTTTATCAATTATATTACAACCACCAACAAAAGGTTCTACATACCACTGATCAAATTTTCTATTTTTTAATATTATTGGCAAAATTTCTTTTGCTATTCTATTTTTACTTCCTACATATTTCATATAATAGTATAAATTATTGAGGTATTATTTTACCTCCTTAATTTTTTTAAATAAAATTTCTCTTGGTTTAGCACCATTTTCTTTGCCTACAATACCGATTTCTTCTAAAAAATGTAATATATAAAAAGCCCTAGCATATCCAATCATAAGTTTTCTTTGAAGAAAAGCTGGTGATGATTTTTCTAATGTTGTTATTAGTTCTATTGCTTCTTTAATTGTTTTTGCATTTTCGTCCATATAATTACTATTAAAGGAATTATTTATCTTAAAATATCGTTAATTTTATTTATTGTAATTTCTGGATTTGTTGGGAAACAAATATAATTATTTGCTTGTACGGTATCTACTAATCTTCTCAAAGCTTTCTTTAGTTTTTTATTATCTTCTTCTAGTTTTTTTATTCTATCTGTAATCATATATATAATTAAAGGAATTATTTATCTTTTTCCTGATGTCAGGAATATGATGTTAACCTAATTTTTTTAGCTAAAAGCAATCTTACAGCCTCCTTTTTTTCTCCATTCTTTATAAGTTGTTTTGTATTTAGTTAATAATAATCTTCTAATAAAATTGGTAACTGGTTTTCCTTTTATAATTTCTAAAGGCCATCCGTCTTTCGCTACTGTAACAATTTTGTCCCAATTTAAAATTTCTCTAATAAAATCACATTGAAATTTAAAGGGTGGAGCTTTATTTATCCATAGCTTTTTCATTTCCATTTCCCAGTCAGGTGTTACATTGTCTTGTTCCATACTTTTATATTAATAATTAATTAATTGAAAGGGGCTTTTTATCGCCCCCGTTATATGGGTAACTACCTATATTTTACACATATATTACCCTTATTGTTCCAGTTCTTCTGGATAGAAGCCAAACCTGTTTTTAAAACACCCTCTGTATCTGGCTTCATCAAGAACGTCTTTTGATTCATCTATTCTTTGAAGTTTGTCTTTGATGTACCAATAGGTAAGTATTCCTAAGACTATTATTAGTCCTAAAGGAAAAAGAACAATTGCTATACCCAATCTTAGGGGCTTTAATGTTTGGATCATTTTAATCCTCCTTTATTTAAAAATTACTAGCATGCTTGGAAATGGAGCAGAACCACTACCTTTTTGTTTTCCTCCAAATTTCAATCTTCCTTTTATAAATCTAATTTCAACATTATGCCATTTATATATATAATCATGAAAATATTTAGTATCTGTTCTAGCTGGTATTAACATAACGACTATTGTTTTTTCTTTTTTTCCTTCTACTGAACATTTAAAAACCCAATCCTTGATCGCTCTGCCATAGGGGGGATTACAAAAAACAATTTCTCTCTTCCAGTCCTTTGATAAACCATCATCTTTTTTTGTATAAAATTTCTTACATTTAGCTGTTTTTTTAGTAGCACAAGGGTCAAGAGTAAATCTAAATTCTTCATTGAGTTTATCAAAAAAATCCTGTGGTGTTTCCCAATCCATATCCTCGCTACTTAGCATTGTTTTTAAATTTTTCATATAATTATTATAATTAGATATAGTTTTTAAAAAATCCAATAGTAATTAAATAATCTATAACTTTTTTATATTCATCTTTCGGAACTTCTACTGGTAAAATTACTCTTCTTAAATTGTCTTCTAACTCTTTTAATTTTTTTCTTTTTTCGTTACAATCATCACAAATTCCTTTGTCATGTTGGTAAATGCTATCAAAATCTTGACCGCATTCTTTGCATTGTCTTGTTGTTGTGTCTGCCATATCATTTCACCGCCCAACTAACACCAAATATAAATAAAGCTATAAGTATTGCTGTTATGAGGGCTATTTTAAATGTATTATCTTTTTCTATGTTCTTCATTGTTGTGATTATTAAATCTTGTAGCTATCTCCCATATTCCCCAAGTTATAAAGAATATAGCTATTAATGGTGCTACATGATAAAGATAAGTCCACACTCCAACAAAGAACAGTGTCTTTATTTGCCCTTTCCAATTATCATTGTAGTTATTTATTTTCTTCATAATGTTTATCTAAAAGTCTTAATAATCTATCTCTTTCAATCCTTAACGGTCTCATTTTGTCTTGTAGTTTACTAAGTTTAAAATAAAAGTCATTGAGATTTTGAAAACCATCAATAGATTCTTCTCTATCTATGAGTGGTGTATTTGCGTATTTGTGAAAAAATTGTTCTACTCTCATAAACCTTATACTTTTTGTTATTAAACCTATACATTAAACTATGCAAAACTACACAAAATATTTCAAAACTACCCAATTTCTTTTTTAGTTTTTTTACCATTACTTTCTAAATAAGTTTTACATCCTTCTTCTACTCTATTAAAAGCATATAATACTTTATCCATTTTATCTTCCAATATTTCTACTCTTTGTTCTAATTGTTTTATTTCGTTCATATATTTTGTAGAAAAGCTAAGGCCTCTATATTTATTAGGACTCTGGACGTATATGTGAATCGCTTTTCTAATAATGAAAGATTAATAAATATGTTATCACTAAATCAAGTAGAATGTATAACCAAAATTCAGGGTATAGCTTTCTTCTCCAAAGGATAGGTAATGATAACATAAATACTAATAATGCCATTATAATTATTACTATTTCAAAGATTTTTTCAAACATATTAGTATTGATTAAAAGCTTCGTTATTTTTAATATCACACTCTGTTTTTACTGATCTCATAAGCTCTAATAAGCCCTTGCAATAGTACGTTATTTCTATTTCTTTCTGCCCTTCTGGCGTAGCGTTATAATAGACCTCTGCCTTGGCTTTGCTTCCATGTTCAGCCATAAGTTCTATTAATTTAAGGGCTTTTTTCTTTTGAATTTCTGCTAATTCAATCATCTTCTCTCGGTACTCCAATGCTAATTTCCTTCTTTTCGTTGCTAATTCTTGGGGCGTGTAATCTTTCATAACTCTTTAAAATATCTTCTAAAGATTTATCCATCAACTCCTCATTTTCTTTAAAAGACTTTTTATTAATTTTAATCTTAATTAATTCTAAAAGTTTGTACCATTGATCGCCTCTCATTGATCTAGCTTTTTGAGTGGCTATCTGGGGGTCATCTTCCCACTCCATGTGGCATTTAGCACATAATACAAAGATATTTTCATTTATCCATCTAAGAGCTGTTTTTGTACGTCCTATAAAATGATGGTGGTGTATTTGCCAACCTTGCTTTGCAGAACGACTGCAATCTTCGCAAGTGTAATCTTTGTCTTCTTTACTAAATTCTTTTATTATTTTATCTAATTTTCTCCATTCTTTGCGTGTCATATTATGCTTGGTTAATTTCACTATTTACTCTAAAACATTTCTCACACAAATATGAAGCTACTGCTATTGTGTCATGTGGCCAATACTTACCCTTTTTTCCTGTCCCTGTATTTTTATGCAGACTACATACATATTCTTTTTCTTTATCCTCAAAAGCAACAAACATTATTCTTGAATTTCCACCACATGGACACTTGATATTTTTTTTAAAAGGTTCTTGCCAACTAGCTTTTAGTCCTTTATCTCCTAAAAAGATTTTCATAATTTTAATGATTATATTTTTTTAATAAATTTTCTTTAACCCAATCAGGCTTAGCTCTTTTTAATTCTAAATAAATAGGATCACCAAAGGTAGCATGTTTTTTCAATAGGGCATTAAATCTTACATCCAAGTCTTTAGGTTTCCATTTATAACTATACGCCACAATAAATCCTTTAAGATTTTTAACAACCTCTACATCATTATCATGTTCTACTATACCTCTTAAAATTCTATCTACTGTACCAATCTTATGAATACCTCTTAAAGCATACAGCTCATCTAAAGTTTTATATCCTTCTTTTATTGCGTTTGTAAGGGTGTCTTTTAATGACATTTTAGTAAGGTGGTTCGTTAGATGGTGGAGTAGGGACATAATCATCAGGGAAAGCCTGTTCAGCCTCACTAGGTGCTTCTATTTGGGCTACTGGTGCTATTGGTTGTTTAGTATTTTGTGTTACTAAATCAATAAAATCATTAATTCCTTTAACACGATCTATAATTAATTGTTGGTCATTTATTTCCTTATCTCTTTCAATCTTAATTTCATAATACTTTATAGCTTCATCTACAAATTTACCTTGACTAAATTTAGTAATAAATCTAGCAGGATTGTCTTGCTTGAATTCTTTTGAATAATCAAACCAAGCAGATAGTTTGCCTCCGTTTAATTTAAGTCGTACTGGTTCTTCATTGTAATATCCATATAAGACTTGGGTATATTTTAGTTTATCTCCATACTTTTCTTTTAAAGCTTTGTAAAATCCTTTGTCAAATATTTCTCCACTTGGTGTTTGTAATTCTAAATAGCTATCTACATACTCATTAGAAAAAGCTATAGTTTTAAATTCTTTACCTTGTTTTTCGCCTATCGTAGCGAATTTTCTATCTGTTTTAATAATGTGAAAACTAATCTCTGTTCCTAATTCCTTAAATTTAGTTTTACCATCATCATCTTTGCCATCAGACATTAGAAATTTTCCTGTAGTTCCATCAAATTTAATTACTGGAAGTTGAGGAATCTTTGAATTAAAGTTTGTTGCTTGATTTAAGTTCTTGATGAACTCATCTTTGTCATTTGTGGTTGTTAATGCATTGTTCATAAATGTGTTATATATTATTTATTATTTAATCTTTTATCTTTAAATGTTTTAAAGCCTTCTTCCTTGGCTTGATCTTTTTCTTTTTGGAGTGTGCCTGCTGGTCTAATACCAAATTGTTCTTTACCTAGTAATTCTAATGTTTGATCTGGTGATAAAATATTCATATTATTTGGCTAAGTTAATAAAAAATTCTAAAGCGTAATAAGCTGGATTTATTAAGTGCATAATTCCATTTGATAAATGTATAATACAGTTACAAGTAAAAATGAATAATGGAATACCTAAGATTGCTGAACCAACTAAACAACTGAACTGCAATCCCTCATCTCCATCTTCTTTATAATGCTTATAAGCCTTTATCCCATATTTGAGTATTAACTTGAAAAATATTATTGACATTATTATTCCAACAATATTTATAAGTATAAGTTGAAATCCTATCGCCATTTGTTGTTTAAGCACAACTTCCCACCCGAAGTTTGCACCTTCTCCTATTTTTTCAGCTATAGACTGAAACATGGGAGTAAGTTTTTCTATTGTTTTTTCTAAGTTCATAATTTATAATCTCCCTACAGCCTGTAGATAATCTTCTTCAGTCTTATAGGGGTTAGGTTTATTAATATTTGATGTATCTACTTCGTATTTACTTATAAAAGGTTTTTGTTTGTCTAACTCTTTTCTTCTTAAAAACATAGGAAGATGGAAAATAAATAAAGTATTAGATGTCTTTAAGGTACTAAGCCCTTTTTGTTTACGTCTTATTTGATTTGTTATTTTGTTCATATTAGCGACATTCCCACCATGAAGGGTATACAGGATACCAAATCATGAATTGTTTAATATTTTCTTTATAATCAAATTGATGACCACTTGCATTAATCCATTCCCAAGTACCATCTAAAAATTGATATACTCCTTTAGCTGTACTGTTAGGATTTTTAGCATGAGGATTAAAGGTGCTTTCACATTTTGCAATTCTTATTGCATCTTCTGGGTCAACAAAATATTCTCTTGCTTGTTTGTATATTTCTTCTATTATGTCTTGTTGTTTATATTCATTGTCTAATATTTCTCTATTTTCTTCTGAACAATTACCCAATGCTCTACATTCAATAGGTAGTTCATAGGTCATTGGTTCTTCATAAACATGACTATAATCAGCCCAACTAGCAGACAAGAATACAGGGAATAGAATAATACATGATAATGAGATTGTAATAATAATTGCTTTTTTCATACGTTTTTATTTTTTTATTTATCCAGTCAGGGGATTGTTCCTCCTCCATTAAAGAAGATTCCCGCCCCCTCACAACTAGATAACCTATATGATAGAAGCTTAGAGAACTTATGTGTTGTGTTTCTCTTTTAGCTTCTTATCAAGATAATTTTTAATCTGCAACCATCTGCTCCAAGGGCAGTTCCTATACTCGTTACTGTAGAATTTAACAGTTATATGGGCTAGTCCTATTGCCTTAGCTAATTCTGTAAAAGTTACTCCTGATTTCTTGCATAACTTCTTTAAATCTTTTTCGTAAATTATTGTATTTGTTACTATCATATTTATTTTCTTACTCTCTATCTTTAAGTATACACCCTTGTAATAAATAAGTCAAGTGGATAACTCACTCTCTCTTTAAATTTCATATAATTTTATATTTAGTTTGGCAAGCCTCGCAATGTAAACAATGACTTATAGAGTATACTCTGCTTATAAGGTCTGCCATTTGTTTAGCTTCTTTTTGTGTAAATTTACCATCCAATAATTTGCATTCCATATCAAAAGAAAAGTCTGTTTGTACCAAGGCATCTATTTCTTTTATCATTTTCTTATAGTCTAGTTTCATATAATTTATTGGTTAAGTAATTATTTTATTATAATATTCAAATATTTTATCGCAACTTAATTTGCAAATAAACGGAGAAAAGAAAATTAAAATCCAAAAGAATATTGGTTTATCTGAAAACATAAACAATATTAATGGTACTATGAGAATAGAACCCATATAAATACAATATGTACAACAGGATAATATTATTACTTGTATTTTTTTAGAATCTTCTTTTTTCATATTAAGGTTTTAATTGTTTAAGTAAGTCTAAAATAGATTGACGTTTTTCATTTAAAGCCTTGCTAACAGCACAACCGATACATCTTTTATCTCGCATACAGTTTGGATTAGTACAACAATCGCAAGGACTATGTTTTCTCTCCTCTCCTGCTAATTCTTCTAGTAGATCAATAATAGCTTTTCTGTAAAATTCTTTAGAATTATAGCCGAACTCTAAAATTGCTTTTCTAAATAAATCAACCTTCTTTTCTGAAAGTTTAGCTCCTGATTGTTCCATCGCTAATTTAATAAGTTTTTCTAAGTATTTTAAATACTCATTTTCTATTTGTTTAATTTTTTTTATCATATTATTTATAATTACTCCCCTTAATTAGATAAGTGATTAAGATGGTTTAAGTATTCTTTTAATTATTTCTTCTTGTTGACCCATGGTAAGCCTTATATCACCAAGACCTAAATGATATTTTTTATTAAACCTTAATTTTTTAAAATATTGTTCTAACCATTTTGCTTTTTCTTTCATATTGTTTATTTAATTGTAATCAATTTTCTTAAACTATTATTAATAAATTTCATGTCTAATTTAAGATTTTGAGCTAATTGAATGTTCCCATGATAAAGAACTTCTGGATTAGCATTAAAAACTTTAGCTAATTTAGACACTGTTTCATAAGAAGGATGTCTTGACTTCTTATTTTCCAGTTGGGATAAAAAAGCTTTTGATAGCCCACTGAATAATGCTAGTTTATCTAATGATAAATTAAATTGTTTCCTTAGACACTTTAAATTTTGTGCTAATCTTATTTTCATATATTTATATTAGTTATGAATTAGACCCTAACTTATGTTGGTTAGTTGTTGGATAGGTAGCTTCATCCTTTTTTACTATTAAAGATATATAGCAGTCTAGTTCGGGCAATACAATTTTATCTCTGTAACTACCATAGTCTTTTAGTGTACCTAGGTTTATTGTTAGTTCTCTGTTTATTCTTTTCATATTTTTTAATTGATGAGTTAGTCAATGATTTTTAAAGATTCTTTGTCAAAGCCATGTATAGTTCCTTCAACAAAAATTAGCCCGTCATGCCTTATAAAATCAATTTCAATTTCATCTCCAATGTTGAATCCTTCTATGCCAACTCTTCGTCCAGTCCAGTCAAGAGGATATTTTTTGATTATTGCTTTCATATATTTATATTAGTTATGAATAAAATAGTGGTGGAAGAGGAGGATTCGAACCTCATCTGGCTTGCTTGTTTTATACTATAGTTGCCTATCCTACCGTTAGACGACTCTCCCTTTATATTAGTTATGAATTAAGACCTGATTTATTATTTTATCTTCTTCGCCATCGATAGCTTCTACTAAAACAGAGCCTTCTTGCCAATCTTTTAAACTCTCTAATCCTTCTTTTTTAGTTTCACAGGCTTCTAAAATAGTGGCTCTTTCTGGATTTGTATGGTATCTAGCGTCAAAGATTAAGTATGCTTTTTCTTTTTTCATTTTTTATATTTATTAATAATTATATCTAAGAAACCAGAAATACTCTTTCTTTTTTTATTGAGTTTTAACCACTCCAACTGCTCAGGCTTTATACCAACTGTTTTAGTGAACTCACTTTCTATACCTTGTCTTGTTGTATGTTTCATAACTACTTTAACTACTTGAACTACTTTAACTATTTGAAGTACTCCCCAGCACCCATATATTGTTAAAAGCTTTTTAAAGCTATGGGCATGCAAGTTTGTTAGCCCCTTAAAGGGGAAGGGAGAGCTTGATCCCTGCTTGAATAAGTTATTAATTTATTCACTTAATAGGCGTTTAATGACGTAGCCTATTAGATGTCATTTTAAATTTGTCTTATAAACAAAAAACCTATTACTGGACGTTTGCTCTTGCAAAGATGACCGACTAAAGTCATTGCCTGTGCAAAAGCCCAATAATAGGGTTTCTGTAGTCGGTCAAGTTATTAGGTTGTACTTAAATAATAGCATATCTAAAATTTAATGTCAAGAGTTAATTAATATTCTTCTATTATCATATAACTGCTAGGACTATCTTGGCTATTGATCCATTCTCTTGCGTCTTTTTTTGTTTCCCAATATCCATGCACTTCTGATCCTATTGCTACATTCATTATTCTTATTGTATCCATATTTTTAATTTTACTGTTATTTGCTAACAGTGGGAGACCGTCAAGACCCAACGTGGTATTCAAGTACTAATTATTTCCACGACCCCACCCTGTTAATAAATAACTTTATATACAATGTTTAAATTAAACACTATATATAAAAAAGATTATGCAAATATAGCCATTAAAGTCATACAGATAATAAAAACAGCCACAAGATGAAAAAAATTAAATTCTTTGAACATATTTACTTAATTAGTAAAGACCTTATTTAATAATCATAGTTTTATTATAATAAAAACAATTAATGACATTGTCCATATAATACAAAACAAAAGAATATAAGTAATTATTATGCTATGACGAATTTTTTTATTTCTTTTTTAAGTATACTGATGTCTGTTCTAGTTACATATATTCCAAATCTACTTTTATCTTTGTAGTTAATGGCTATTTCGTTGCCTATATTTTTATCTATTATATTATTTATTTTTTTAAAAAATATTTTTATTTCTCTATTATAAAAATTTTTAACAGCTTTTCTTCTGCTGTCATGGGGGTCATTCCTAAATAAATTTCTACTATCTGGAAATTCGTTATCAAATTTTTTGTTTAAATTTATCATAAATTAATTAGTTTTCTTTATTTAGAACTTGATATTTTTATATTGTAATTTAAACAATTTATCTAATTCATTAATATTGTCAGGATTCCAACTTCTACTAGCTAATTTATAAAATTCTTTTATTAAACTTTCTTTGTTTTCTTTTTTTATATTAAGAATTGCTTTAGCTAGTTTTTCTGGTATTTCAACTGCTTCTTTACTATTAAAAGAATTATATTCTATAGTCCATTTGTTCTCAGGTAAATTTTCAGTTATCACTATTTTATATAATTCTTCATTGTTGATTAATTTTGGAATATTCATCTTTATTTCTTCAAGTATCAATTTTATAATATCATGTAAATAGAAGTCAGCTTTTGGGCAGTCATTATCTTTGTAGTTGCAAGAAATTGATTTAAGTTTTTTAAAAAGCTCTTTGACTTTTTTATTATCTTCTTTTTTGAACATAATATTATGTATTTGTTTTTTCATATTCTAATATATTATAATTATTAACTATTTCTTTTAAGCTTTTTGAATCTTGATGTGCATGGTTACAATAAGACACTATAACTCTATAATCGTCTAGTGTGGGCGTTTCTTTGTCTCCATGCAGTCTTTTGTCCCAAGAGTTGTGATCTTTTGCTTCCAAGACAGCTAAAACTATAGTTAAGTAAATATCTTCTTCGTCATCAATATCAACATTTTTATTTATTAGTTTAGTCCCGAATTTTAATTGTTTTTCAGGATGTTTGCTCCATTTTATTATTTTCATATTTACTTAATTAGTAAAGACCTTATTTTGGCTGGGTTTCTGTTTCATCCCAAGCTAATACTGGTATATCATCAGTGTTATCTGTTGTTTCTATTGTTGTAATCCAAGGATAAAACATATTATTTATAAATTTATTATTTGCTAAAAGCTAGAGGCAAGGATTTGCCGAGACGTAGCCCAAGATCGGTCTAACTTAATAGATTGCCCTACTCTCTGTCTTGGGACATTGAGGCAGGTCTTAGTCGTACTCGTATAGTCACCTTGCATGTGCATTCTTTAGATAACGGCACAACATCAAATGCACTTGTGATTAGTTATGCCTCTGGCGCCTACCTATTCCGCCACTCTAGCTTTTAATAAACAATTATTTACTTTATGCTGGAGGCAAAGATTGGACTTGAACCAATATTTTTTACTACTCACTGATTAAGCTTTCACATTTCTCTTACCAATTAGAGGACATTCGCACTTGAAAAAGTAATCAACTTATTCTTGTTTTCTCCAGCATATAATAAACAAAAAAGATTCTCAAAGATATTTATAAATTTATTATTTACTAATGGCGAAGAGGGTACAGGCCTCCTAAATTAACAGCATGCCTTTAATGCTTATTCATAGTTAATTTTTCAGTGCTAACTTCGCCGTTGCACTTCCCTCGCCATTAATAAACAAAAAAGATTCTCTAAACTATACTGTCTCACCCAACGGTAATTGGGGGAACACTGTTCCCGCAGAAACAGTATAGTTCAAAAAATCTTTAGTGTACCGTTGGGTTTTTAATTATTATAAACTATTCTCTTTTAGTATATATTATATATCTTATTTTGTCAAGTGTTAAAGTTCCCCTATAGGAATTATACTTAAATCTTCTGAATTAATACCTTGACTTAATTGCCTCATTAATCTCAAACAATCATCACCGTCTTTAGCATGATACCTCTTGCCTCCATCTATTAACCAAAATTCACCGTTATTATCAACATCTATAAATCTACAATCTTCTACTCTTTCTATAAAATCCTGATAAGCCTTAATAGCTTTCATGGGATCAATCAATTTACCATTCTCGTATAACTCTAAATGTAAGTGTGGAGCTGTCATTATTCCTGTTCTTCCAGAATATCCGATCACATCACCTCTCCTTACTTCTCTCCATCCTTTCTTGTAGGTGCTTGCCTCACAATGGCCATAGACGCTTATATACTCCCTCCCTGCGTATCTATGCTTTAATCTGACATATACACCTAAAGCCTTGCTTTTACCCACCTCAAGCCATTCTCCGTCTGCTATGGCGTGGTATGGTGTACCTATGCCCTGTGGGTATTCATCACACTTAGTTCTCAAATCAAGCCCTTTGTGTTTGCCCCATTTATACCAGACACCAAAAGGAACTGTTATGTGTTGAACTTCATAAATTGGATTACTTGCTTTAAGCATATTACTTATCTAATTTTTCATTTATACTACTTGTTATACCTAAAATTCTTTCAAATTTAACATTGACATCATTTATCCTGTTATGAATAGCTATGATTCTATCCATCATTTCAGTCCTATAAGAATCATATTGAGCAGACAAGATTACATCCCTATTATAATTAATAAAAAATGTAGCTCCTATTAATGTACATAAACAGGTTATAAGGAGAGGCATTACTGTCCAGAAAGTTTTTTTGCTTAGGTATGGGTCTGTTTCTTTTTTATCCATATTATTATTCCATTAAATATAAATTTTAACTATCCAATAATAACCACGCTATTATAAACGCATACAGTATAAGTATTGGAGGAAATATTATCACCAATACTATTAAAATTAATATTCCTAATAATTTGTGCATAATTAAAATTTTTATCTTCTAGTTTTATCTATCTCTTTTATAGGAAAACTACTCGCAGGTGCTCTTGTTGGTATGGGCGCTCCAGTTATGCCAGTCCCTTCTGGTAAGAGTTTTTGTATTTCTTCTTTAGTCAAGCCTTTTAATCTTTCTAATAATTCTTTCTTTTTACCCTGCCTCATTAATTCCTGTATTTCTCTGGCTTCTATTGTGCTTAAAGTTTCTTTCGGTAAATGAATAGGTGTTTTAATTTCCTTAGTAAGACTTTTTCCCTTAGGCAATAATGGTTGTCTTGAAGTTCTAAATGGTGATATAGGTAAAGGTGATTTTTCTAAAGCATCAAAAGCTTTTTGTATTAATCTGTTAGGATTAGTCAACCATTTTTGAAATTCTTTTATTCCTCTACCTGCGACACCCCTAGCTAATAAAGCAGGATTACTTGTCATTAAACCACCCAATAAATCTGCTCCAGTAAATATATCAGTATATCCCGATAATCCTATTTGTGATTTTCTTGCTTCCGATGCTCCACGTTTCATCAGGTCATCTTCTATTGTTTTTAAAGCTGAATACTGATTCCTAAAACCTTGATATTCTTGACCTCCAGTTTTAAGTATCAAATTATCTAAGCTTTCTCTTAACTTTCTAGATATAGAGCCATCTATTTTTGATTCCATAGTAATACTCAAAGGATTAAAAGTTGCATTTAATTCTTCTATCCTGTCTTGAACTTGTCCTGGTGTTGCACCATCTAAATTTGCTAGACCTCTCAATCTATTTTTAGCATAAATCTTTATTTCACTAGAAAAACCTTTTTTCTTTATCCAGTTAGATAAATCAGCCATTATTGATTTTGGACTGAACTTTGCGCCAGCCTCTCCTGCACGTCTTGAAATAGTATCATAAGCATTATAAACATTTATCTTAGATTCTTTCATTGTTTCAATCATTTCTGTTATATTCCCTGGGTTTCTGACAACTTCTTCACCCTCAAAGACTACCTTGTTCTGCCTCATTACATCAAAAGCCTCCTCTGCCTTATCATAAAAACCCATTTTTCTAAATGATTTGACAGAAGGTCTTATAGCTTTATCCACGGCTTGTCTTATAACATCTTTAACAGGTTTCGGCATAATAGCTTTCGCTATTTTCCCCGCACCTGCTAAGGCAGTTGGGGCAACTAAAGAAATAGCTCCTACACCCAATTCTTCTTTTCCTAATTTACCTCTTTGCAAAGCTGATTGTCCTGTGCCTAATACTGCCTCTGTTGCTCCTATAGCACCTAGTTTAGTAGCACCTTTTGCGAGTTTACCACCCTTTGTGATTGCTCCTGCAACCTTTCCTGCCTTTAATGACATAGAGCCTGGAATAAAAAATTCTCCTACTTGTTCAATCCCAAATCCTATTTTCTGAGAAGCTCCTCTTGGTTTTATAACTTCTTCTGGTATTAATCTTTCGGCAGAAGTAGTTTTTTCTTTAACAAATCCTAATTTTTCTTCAAATCTTTTGGGGGTAACTAGCCTGCCGACACTTTTAATCCCTCTTTCCCCTAAACTAGAAGCACCTCTTAAAGTAGAACCCACACCTTTTAAAAGTCCTATATTAAGATTAGCAAAACCACGTGTTGCCTGACTAACACCAGGAACTTGAAAGCTCTTCTTGGGCTGTTGTGTGGGTTTCTCACCAGTTTCAAATTTACTTATTTGGTCAACGGTTAAACCTTTTGATCTTAACTCTTTAAATTGTTCAAATGATAATGGCATATTATTGTGTTTTTAAATATTCTTGATAAGCTTGTTCGTCTGTTAGTTGTGTCCCCTGTTGGACTTGACCACCATATAGACCTGTTCTTAAACTTTTATTCAATAATTGACTTTCGCTTATTTGAGGAAGTCCGTAAGTTTCTCTAATTCCGTTTAATTGAACAAGAGGCATATCTTTTAATTGATTTAATTTAGCCACAAAATTATCTGGTCTATCTGATATTTTAGGAATTAAAGGCTCTAAGAATCTTTCCTCGCTTTCAGTAACTGCTGTGCCAGACAACCTGTTTCTCATTTCTGCTACTTGTGAAATTATTTTACTTCTTAATTCAGTTGCTTCTTTACCTTTTAATCTTCCTAACCATTCTTCCATAGTACCAGAAACAACGCCCACAGGGCTATCTTCACCCAACAAATTAATAATTTCATTAGACCTTGTATTAGCTGTTCTTACAGTTGATTCTCCTATAAAATCATCGGGGTTTTCATTTTTAGCTATACCCATAATAGCATTTTCTACCTTGGTTATAGCTCCTTTTGTATTATCAGCATTCAATAATCTGGAAAGACCGAACATATCAAAGTCAGCCAAAGGTATAGACTGCATTACTGATTGTATTAAGCTATCACCAAGTCCTTGATTTTGTTGTGGATCATAACCAAATAAATCACGCATTATACTTTCTCTTAAATCTCCAACCGTAATACCAGGATTACTTTTTAAAGTCCCTTGTATTATTCTTTCGATTCTTGCACTTTCTTCATTGGCTATTCTTGTGCCATAAACCTGTTTCCCCAATTGAGCTGTTAAAACATCAATGTCAGTTGCTGTTATTGGAGTATCGTCTGCTGTTGTTTGTTGAAATTCAAATTCTTGTCTTAATCCTTCAATCCTTTCTGGTGAAAATAAACGTCTTGATTCTATTTCTTGCGGTGTAAATTGCTGACTAACTTCTTGCCTCTTTTGTTCTAGGAACTCTTGGAAAGATGCTTCTTTTTGTGCTGGTGTTTGCGGTGTTACAGTTGGGAAAGTAAAACCACCGCCTGCACCGCCACCGCCAGCCCCCTTTGGAGGCACTACCCATTCATCATTTTTAATATCATACAATCCACCCTGTACTGATTTAAAATTACTTGGATCAACTCTGGCCAGTTCCCTTTGAGCTTCTTTCTCTTTCTCTACATTCTCCATAGCTTTAAAAATTATATCCCTTTGCAAGTCTTCATTTCTATGTGATAAGGTTACGCCCATTTCTGCAACAAACCGAGCTTCTTCTTGACCAGCATTAAAAAGAGATTGTTGTAATTGCAATCTATTAACTACACTATCTTTCTTACTGTTTATTTTTTGAGTAGCACTAGCGATCTTTTTAGTTCTAAGTGCTTCTGATGTCCAAGGATTATCATTGACGGTCTGGATTTCTTCTGCTAACTCATTATCTAGTGCCTCTACTTCGGAAGTAAGCTCTTTGATTACGTCAGCAATAGTATCAAGCCCCATATCTTCATAAAGTTGATTATAAGTTTCTGTAAAAGCTGAAACAGGACTTTGGTTGAGGTCAGGGATTCCCACCCCATGTGCCTCCAATAAACTATTTACTCTATTAATATAATCTTGTTCCGCACTAATTCCTTCTTCGGTAGCCTCCCCAGTGCCTTCAGGAAGCCCAGAAACGCCTTCAGGAGCTTCTGTAGGTGGATTATAGAATAACTTACCATCTGCTCCTTTAGTGATGTAATTGCCCCATTCTGAAGGCTGGATGCCTAGCTTGCCTAATTCCGTTCTTCTTTGTTGCAATGCTTCTTCATTGGGAATATGTTGTCCCCCTTGGGCTGATAAAGCAGGTGCAGAAGTTGGAGCAAGAGGTTGTTTAAAAAATATTCTTCCGTTTTCATCTGGAGGTAAGATATATTGATCCCATTCATCTTTGGGTATACCCAATTTAGCTAATTCATCTCGCTTCTCTTGTAGTGCTTCTTCATTAACAACATGCTCCAAAGCTTCTCCTTCTGGTGTAGTAGGAACTTCGGCAGGTTGTTCGGGTGTAGCTGGTTCTGCAGGTGTTGCAGGTGTTGCAGAGGCAGGCTGTTTTGGAAAATCAGGCTTTAAAAATTCTGGCTCTGAAGCTTTTACTGCCGTCTCCCATCTAGCTTTTTGCTCTTCTGTTCTTGTTGATTGTATTGGAGGTGGTGGTTCTGGTGTTGTTTTTTTTGAAGCGGCCACTGCTTTAGCCCATCTATCTTGTTGTATTTTTGTTGGCATATATTTATATTTAATTTAAAATTGATCTCGTTTAAATCTCTCATCATCATACTGACCTCCAATAATATCCATTCTTTTAAACATTCCTCTGTCTTTAGTCTGGTAAGCAAATTGTTCGTCCATGATTCTTTTCCATAGTTCCTCTAACAACACTCTGGATTTTTGTTCAAACTTATCTTCAACTACACTTTCATTTTCTCTGCCTGCAATCCAACTTCTTACTTTAGCTATTATGGCCTGATTGCCTTCATCGCCATGTTCTGTAAATACTGTTTCAACATCATCAGCAGTTGCACCGTCTCCATCTGGTATGTTAGCTGGTGAATATTGTCCATAAGCAATTAAAGTACCTGAAAGTGCCATATTGACATTAATATATACTAGACCACCAAAATCAGAATAAATCCTATCGCTAGAATCAGGTTGCTCCTCTTTAAATATTCTATAGTCTTCAAAGTTAATCTTCTGTATACGCTTACCATCAATAGTCATAAATCTAAAACTATCAGCCTTATAGCCTTCAAAGTCTAAAGTTTCTAATCCAGTATAAGTAGTTTGCGCACGCCCCTCTGTATAAGGCCAAGGCTTAAAACCAGCAGACCATCTGTGAGCTTGATTTATCCAATCATTTAAATATGCCTCGGATAACCATGCGCTTGTGGTAGTTTTTCCACTTCGTACTAATATTTCTTGTTTGATTTCACCTCTATCCATATATTTATTTTTAAATATTTAAGTTATATTATTATCATCTATAGAATTACCTCCAATAATTACAATGTCAGAAGTTTGCGCACCGTTAGCTTGATTATTAGAAAATATATTATAATCGCTACTATCATCTTCTAATATTCTATATTTTTCGTCAGGGCTTCCAGTACCGTGCATAGTATTACCGTCTATAACATTTCTGATACAAGTACCATTCAGATGTATTCCAGAATAAGTATCATTTGCAGTTTGAGAATTCTCAAAACTAGAATTGCTATTAATCAAGGAATAATTAGTAGTATTGAAAAAGATACCGTCTAATTCATTTTGGAAAATATGATTACCTGTAATAACTATATACAGTGCTTCATCAACATTTACGCCCCTGCCTGTGTTATAAGAAATATTATTACCAATTATTTTTATAAATCTACAGCCATCACTCGCCGCTTCCGAAAGTTCAATCCCATCTCCAAGGTTGCCACTAATATTGCAATTTATAATTTGATTATAACGACACCTATACATTTCTATCCCATCACCTGTATTATTCCTTATATTACAATTTGAAATAAAATTATAATTAGTTTTGCCTTCACTTGAATTAAACAATTTAATTCCATCATTAGTGCAATTTGATATAGTCCCATTATTTATTATATTATAATCAGAAACAAGATTACTAGCAACATTATCAAATATATAAATTCCAATTTCATCATTGCTTGCATTGAAATTATTTATTGTATTATAGCTTGAACCGAAAAGGTAAAAACCGTAAAGCTCATTATTCAAGGAATCAACATTTATAATATAGTTATTCTTTGAATTTTTTAATTCTACACCAATATAAGAATTGGTTATCCTGCAATTTTCAATACTAGAATTAAATAAATTTTCAAATTCAAGCCCGTTAGCAGAACTTGTGTCATTATCAGTTAAAATCAAATGTGCAAACAAAGAATTCACAATCCCAGTTCCTTTTATACATTCAGTATTTGCATTTTTTATAGTCAAATTTGAAACTTCAATGTTTGTTTTAAATGTTCCAGCAAAATATGATTCGCCTGCAATATTTTGACCTAAATAATCTCTTACTAATGTTACTTGCGTATTATTGTCAACACTATCAATCTCATAATAATTATTGTTAAATACAATGTAATCTCCTGCTGTAAGATTAGCAAGCCATGCTGTACCTGTGCCTGTTACTATTTTTGAATCATTATTGACTGCTATCGTCCCAGTTTTATAAGCAATGTCCCCTGCAATTTCAATTTTATTAGCATCGTTTAAATCAATTATGGTTTTATATTTATCCTCTCCCTTAATCACACTTTCTGAATCTAAAATCAAATCGCCATTAAGTTTATATATTCCCTTTCTAATAAACAAAACTTTCCTACCATCATCAAGGGCTTTTTGAATGTCAGTATAATCTCCTTTACCATTAATATCAACAACCGCATCATAAAATTTCGGATTGCTAGTTGATCTATTTGCTACCGCTCCCAAATTTTGATTTATCGTTCCCCAGCCCATTTGTTTTCCAGTTAAATTAGGGGGGACTTCCTCGTCAGCATTTATAGGCGTGATTATACCTTCTGGTACTGGTTTTTCTTCGTCTCTATATTCAGTTTTCGTTGACGCTTTCGGAGAATAATCAAAAGGATTTTCCTCGTCAGCATAGAATTTCCTTCTTGGCATAAATTTAATGGTTATGTGTTTCGTCTTTCAAAAGACCCACTCTGCTTATAATTTCTGGAGTATCACTTCCCGAAGGATTCAAAACAACTCCTAACTCATAGACTTTGGCATTATTATTTATTATAAATTCAGCTTCATTTGAGCCTTCTACAGCATAAGTTGTACCGCCTCCACTCGCTACATCAGCAAATTTCCATCCTGCGCCTGCACTGCTTGACCCTCCTGTTTTTTGTCTATTTGGCTTATAAATAACATTAACCGAACATCCTGCTGGCAATGCTCCCATTGTAAGTTTTTCAGTATCATAGGTTTTATCTAGTTGTGGTTGTTGGAAATCAGTTTCTAACCCCTCTAGTCTAGCTGTTGCTCTAGTAGTAGAGCTAACCATGTCTACCCCATATTCTACTGTAGAACCATCTGTAGTCTCCCATGAAGCAAAGACAGCACCACTATTCACCCATACTCCACCGATCTCGGTTACTGTTGAGCCTGTCACTGTAGGAGATAATCTGAATTCTAAATTCAAAGAGAATGGTCTGTTCTGCATACGCCTACCATAAGAATAGATGCCTACCCTTTCTTTATCATTGCCCCCATATATCCCAAATAAAGCTAAGTCATTATAAACATCTACTTGACTGTTGCATTTGCCACTTGATGGTATTGAATTTAAAGGAGAGGTAGAAGCAAAATCTGAAGTAAATATCTCCCCATCATTTCCGCCTTGCATAAGTAATCTCTCTGTATCTATAAGAGCGTTAATTCCCTTGACAGGGATTTTCTTTTTATATATCCAGTTAATTTCAGAGGTTATCCAAGCCCAAATATGTGCTTTTTCTGAATTATCTTCTCGCTCTGAACCTATAATTGCATAGTCATCTCTTTCTTCTAAACATTTAACAATATTGCCTGGTCTTAAATTGACCGCCGCATTAGTATAAGATCCGTCATAATCTACTTTAGCTAAAAAATTACCATTTCCTATCATTAAAGAACCAGAAGCATTTTGCATTGGGTGATAGGGGTAATCATCTAAATTGGTTTTATAGTCTTGTGTAACAGCTCCGAAGAGTGAACCATTAAAAGATGCTCTAGCTAAAGATGTGGCTGTAGCCCAATAAAGATAATTATTAGTATCATTTTCATTCCATTCAGCCGCCCCTCTTATTTCTCCGTTATCATCACTATGACAGAATGTTAAAACTGGATCTAAAGGATTACCAGCAATAGCCACTACACTACCAGCCGAACCAAAACAATATGTTGAGCCATCTCTAGCATTTACAGCAAATCTAATTAAATCAGTAGTATTATGGATTGTGTTCATTTGCCAATTACAAGAAACACTATCACGTCTTTCATGTATATCTATTCCGTAAGCGTGCTTAAAACTACCACGTATTCCTCTGGTTTGTTCATCTGATATGCCTCCTCGGCTACTTTTTTTGATGTATGGTATTGACATATTAATATTCAAATAAATTATAATCTACCTTAAAATATTTTCCTCTAAAATGATATTTATCTCCTTTCGTTAATTTGACTTTATTCCAGTCAATTTCTCTAAAAAGTAGTGTAAACTCTGCTTTACACTGCTTATCCCCTAATACTAGCAACAAAATGCGTCTTAGTAATCTTACTCTTTCTTTCATGTCTCCGATTATTTCTGCATGTTCTAATACTTCTAAAGATTTTTTAAAACCTTTGACTGGGTTAAATTTAGGGAATAATCCAAAATATTCAGCTAACCATTGGACACGAAATCTATAAGCGTCATCTTCCTGTAAGATAAAGCATAGATAATCTCTTAATACTCCTGTTCTGGGTGATACTTTAGTCCATGCTCTATGTATTTCTCTGACTGACTTACACATCTTCTTCGGAGGCAAAGCGTCATATTTCAATGGTTCTGCTATTTTAGCAATACTTCCGAATAATTTTGTTTTAATCTGTTTAATAACAAACCCTTTTAATACCCCTTTTTCTAGCATGTACCATGACTGGTTGAATATTTGATTTTTAATTTCATGTTTTAGTTTTGAAAGATAACCGAATAATAGGTGTCCTCTAGGAAATGTAGGGAAGGGATAATCCTCTCCCTCCATTTTCATAATAATACTTCCGCCTTCATCTTCTGTTACTTTAGCCGCACAATTCTCTTTAGTTTTCCAGTAACGAACCATCGGCATTGAAGCAGGACTTTTTTTAATTAGCTTATACCACCATTTTAATATTTTTTTCATAGTCGCTTGTAAACGCTGATTGGGTAAAGGCGTTTACTCTGAACCCAATCAAACGACTTAATTTTATTTTAAGATTTATCGTGAACTTACAGTAGCAAATAACATAGAAGACCATTTACGTCTTTCCTTTGGAATTAATGCACCGTATAGGAATAGACCTTGATACTTCTTAGCAAATTGATTTTCAGCATCTACAACTCTTGACTCACTCCATTTGTCAGCAAAAGTACAACAACCTGGATGTGTAGCAGGAATTTGACTTCCTACAGGACCAGCAGTAAGAGCTATAGTAGCTCCGAAACCAACAGCAGTTGAAAGTCCGGCTCTAGTTGAAATTCTTGCTCCAGCAGCTTTATGAATGTCAAAGCCACTAATACGCATGACCTTGCCATTTATGATAGTACCTGTATAAATTGCTTCAACACCTTCTGGTTGTAATTCTTGTGCTTGTTTCAAAGCAGTAACAAATGCAGGAGGACATGGGATATGTCTATCTTCTTCCATCACTTCATTATCGTCTAAGAATTCAGCCAATAAAGTAGTATGATCGAATACATTGCCAGCAGTTACAGTAGTTGCAATAGCGGCTTGTACTTCCCATCCTAGTTCAGCCATAGTAGTAAGCTTAGCGTTACCATCCCCATACTTAGGGAAGTCAACACCATCACCACCAAATAGACCTCTTAATGTATCACCTTCTGCGAAATCAGAACCAGATACAGCCTCATCCCATTCAGTCAAAGTGGCTATATGGGTTGCTGTAACACCTGATATTCTATACCAAGGAGAAACAAATGCGGCGGTAGACCTAAGTCTAAAGCCTTTATAAAGCATTGAATTCTCAAGAGTAGTAGAATAGGTAAGACCATCACCAGGATTCTCTACAGGAGCTGGGCCAGTATTAGTACCACCAACTTCAACATTAGTACTAAGATTAACAGTACCACCAGTTGCAGTTGTAACGATAGATGCCATAGTTTGGCCAGCGCCATCAACAATGAAATTAACACCTAACCAAGAACCAGCTTTAACACCTGAAGCGAATTTGTCAAGAACGTATGTATCAATTTGTTTTTCAAGAATTTTTGAAGAATTATCTAACAAGTTTTCAGGAATATCACCAGCATAAGTGAATAAATCTTCTAGTCTGTCAAGAGAGAAGTTGTAATACTTCCTCTTTTCAACTATAAGAGTATCCTCATTATCAATGATAGTTTCTGAATTCATGTCATTACCTACAGTATAATCACTTAATAGAATATCGTTAAGGAAGGATAAAATATTAACCCTGTCTCCAGGCTTTTTAATTTCACCTTCATAATTCCTATTGACAATTCCATTAGTAACTATTTTCTGATAAGTTTTTTTCAAAACTTTACTTGCAAATTGTTCACCAAAATTTGATAATAAACTCATATTTTTAGTTTGTAATTGTGCAAACTTTATCTGCGACCTAACAACTATCCAATTATCTTGATCTTGTCTTCTGAAAGAAGTTTTACATATTTTTTGTAATCGTTCTCTCTAAGATCCTTGACTTCTTGAGCAGTCATTCCTTGAGCCGGTGGTATGTGATCTCCTCCAGTGGTCTTCTCGAGACCTTGTCTTGGAGCAGGTAACATATTATTTTCAGTAAGGAAAGCTTTGCCAGCAGTCATCAATGCCATGCCTTTGTTTTCAAGACAATATTCATCAAACTCTGCTTTCTTATCCTTTAAATCAGGGTAAGTTGCAAAAACCTTCTCTTTTTCGGCATCTTCTTCAATTTTAGATACTTTTGACTTAACATCATCAATATCTTGCTTAAAGATTTTACCTTCATCTGAAAAATCCGATTCATCAGGTAAAGTAGGGGATTTTAATGCTTCATTATCTTTCTCAAGCAATGCAATCCTATCTTCTGCCACCCTACGTTTTTCCCTTTCAACTTGTAGTTTACTAAGTAATTCGTTAGGTGGAGTCTTATCTCCTGCTTGAGCCTGTTTAATAGCCTCCTCTTTAGCTATCTCATCAGGGGTCTTGCCCTCCGAAGGCGTGGGAGTAGTCAGTTCCTCTTTAACGACTGGTTTTGTATTTTCCATAGATTTTAACGACCCTTATGGGGGTCAATTATTTGATTAACGAGGGTTAAGTCCCTCTAAATTACTATTTTGGTATTAAATTATTATTTTTTAATACAGTTAACAAATCATTTAAAGTTGTGCGAACTTCAGCTACATCAACACGAATAGCAGCAATAGAAGCAATCATGAGATTCCGATTAGCAGCACTATCGTAAGCTCCAGCTGTCGCACCAGTTCCGCCAGCAGGGGCATCTGATGAAGTTATAGCATCTGCATCAGCCACTACTGTACCCAATTTATAGCCCTCTAAATGATTCTTTAAAGCGTCATTTGATGGTGTAGACATAAATTTTATTTATTTAAACGAGGGTTAGTTCCCTCTATTTAATTTTTAACCTCGTAGTTGCGATAAGATTTTCCAAATCACTAATCCTTGAAATGTTAAGTTCTTTTAACGTAACATACAAAGATTCGTAACGCTCTAAATCTTTTTCTTCTTGTGTTTTCTCATCCACCCTTGGTGTTTCTTTCTCCTCCACCCTTGGCTCTTTTACTTTTGGCTTATCGGCTACTTTTTTTTCTTTACTCATAAATTTGTATTTTAATTATTAATTAAAGCTTGTAATCGTATTTCTTCGGCCTCTCTAGCCACTTTAGGGCTATCAATAGCTATTAATAAAGAACTATAAACTGTGAAATAAGGGATTAACTCTGCCTTTTTAGCTTGTTCTGTGTCATAATCGCCCCACTTGCCCTTAATTATACTAATCTGCATTTTACAAAAGGTTTTAATATCCTTAACTGTTAGTTCGTCTTTACTTAAAATCAATTTAGAACGCTCAAATATTGGCTTTTCTTCGGAAGATAAATCATTGAATCCTTTTATTCCCTTTTTATTAAATAATTGTTCTAATAATTTGTGCATATTATTTCTTTTCTTCTTCTTTTTTAGCTTCTTTTTGTGCTTTTTTGTTGTTCTCATTCAAACTATTAGCAATAGCTTTTTTTACCTCGTTTATTTTACTAGATAAAATCTCTTGTTCTATCACCAATTTTCCGTATATTTCGTATAAATTTTGTTTTTCCATTTTTTTTATGCACTTATATCATCATCTATAAGATCAAGATACAAGTCTTTTAATTTATTAGCTATAGCATTACCCATACTCTGTTGTATTTTTGTATAAATCTCTTTAGGAGTAAACTTTTCTGTCTGAGGATTACCAATATTCAAGCCCTCTGTAGATGTTTTGACTGCTCCTCCATTCACACCTCTCCCTACAAACTCTATTCTTATAATATAATAGAGAGAATTATTATCTTCATCTACTCCTTCTTGATGATTAAATTTAATTCTTCCTATTAAATTCTCCACTGAATCTAATGTATAATTTTTTGCCATATTTTTATATTAATTATTTAAACATGTTTAGCGTGGCTCGCACCATACCACTTTGTTCCATCGCAAATTAAAGTAACTCCACCTCTGTCATTCGCCGCTATTACCAAGTTTGCTTCTGCATGTAAAATCAATTCTTGATTACTACCTGACTGGTCTGTGAAAGTTATTGCCGAAGTATTATCCACGACAACGAAGTGGATTATTTGTCCTGCTACTCCGCCAGTCAAATCTTCAATTCCTATTGCTCCGCCTGAACTATCAATTATTATACTATTAACTCCTGATACATCTATCCCTGCCCCGTCATTTGCTGTTGTTATTGTAAGTTGCCCTGAACGTATTGCTCCGAGTACTGCTACCTGACCAGTCCCTACAAGTCTTGGATTTAAAACCATATCATCACCGTCATAAGTAATTCCTGCGTCTTGTGATGCACCGAACTTAATATATTGATTGTCCGCTGTCTGCCACAAATCTCCATTACTTTTAACTCTGTATCTCTCTACTGCGTTATCTGTTTGACCAGTAGTATCTCTTACAGCAATAACAAAATCCCCTTTTCCATAACCTGTTGCTGATTTTTGTTGGTATCCTATCTCACAAGGTGGTACTGCAGTAAAAGCTGGCACATAACCAAAACCTATATTCCTGTAAGAATTGTTTGTAAAACCTCCGACTCCAATTCGTAACCAAGGGCTTCCATAATCCATTACAGCTGTAGCTCTCCTGATTTGTGTGTGGTGGTCTCCGAATGACATTAAGTCCTCTCCTTGTTGTCCAAGTAAAAACGGTGTATTAAATGAATTGATTCTAAATACTGTAGCACCTGAATAATCAAAACTAATAAACCCAAAAAATCCAGTAGAAGTATTCCCGAAAGAAGCTAATCTGACCTCTGAACCTGTATTACTAAATATATCTAAAGCGTAACATGGATCAGCGTGATGTATCCCTACATTACCATTAAGAAATCTAAAATCACCGCTTCCTACTAACTGACTATCAAATATCAAATCCGTACCATCATAAGTAATCCCTGCATCCTGAGCCGCACCAAATAATATTGATTTATTGTCATCGTCTATGTGTAGATCATCGATTAGCCTACTTGGAGCAACATGGTTAGAGTATAGTACCCATTCATTCGTAGGCGACACCTCGCCAGTAGGGGCATCAATTTTAATATCATAAGAATCTGTGATAGTAGCGTTTAATAAAGCATTAATTCTTATTCCAATCGCACTATCCATTGACCCAGCATCAACTTGTGAGCCATAAGTAATTCTAGCACCAACAACACCTGAATCTGTCCCGCCTGATAATGTCCCTAATGAGTCATGTATAGCAGCTCCGAATATACCAAATACAGTGCCTGCATTTGTAATAGCTGTATCAACATCAGAACGGCCATCAAAAGACATTCCGTATGCGAATTTAGTAGCTATTGATGATTCTATTTTTAGACACGCCTCACTCCTAATTGCAGTAGATGTATCATCAGTCTTAGCCTGTTGAACATAAAGTCTATATGAAGGTGACGGGAAAACATTTATCCCAATATTTGAATTTGAGTTCATTACGAAATCATTAGTACCAAAATATAGATTTGCACTTGGTGAAATTCTGAAAACATTACTAGCACTATTATCAATACCCATACAATAGCTTTGACCACCCGTTAATGTAAAGGCTAGTGAAGCGTCCCCCGTTCCGTCTTGTTCACACCTTAATTGCGGATGTGTACTTGTATCATTTCTATAAAAAGAACCTACTATACTCGCTGACCCAATGACTTCTAAAGGAAACCCTGGTGTAGCCGTGCCTATCCCTACATTGCCATCATCACTTAAAACTAATTGATTAGACCAAGCACCATCAGCATCAAATGCTTCAAGATATAACTTAGCCGGCACAAAAGCTCCAGAAGCAGCACTTTGAACTGCATATATTTGTGCGCCATGATCGAAACCTGGGGTAGCATCAATTCCTTGAAATGACATTTTACCAAGAACATCATCTGCATCTGTTTCAATTAATGTTTCAAGTGTATTGGTGTTTGACTTTCTTAAACGAATCCTTGTATATCTAGCCCCATTTGTGCTGTAAGTATCAATATTTTCTTGTGCTTCTGCATCTGCGCCAGCCTTAGCAATATTCAAATTACTATCTGGATTTATTGTCCCTATCCCTAGAAAATTTTGTGCGTCATCCCAAAACAAGTTAGCATTATCTTCTGCTAATCTATTATTAGCATCTACGAAAAGAACACTGCCAGGAGTACCACCTGGGATTACACTTCCTATTCTTGCTATTCCTTGCTTTATCATGTAATTACTAAAAGCTCTACTACATCACCAGCATCATCATTGGCGAAATAAATAGTCTTCCCATCAAAATCCAAATTATTTTCAAAATATGTTTCTCCTGCTTTTAATGTAAGGTACGGTGCTGTTGGTGTTGCTACCCTCCCTGCTGTGAAAGAATATCTTAAATCATTATAGCTTCTATTTGTAAATTGAACACTTTTAGTGTTAACTGGCAATGCTTGAGAATACTCTGTGTCTACAACTGTTAATGTAATATTATATTCATTTGGTGTTTTTGCTGTTATCTTATTGGCTTCTATAGCTGTTATAATATCATCTTGCTTTTCTTCTGTTGCTGGATTAATTTTTTCACTGGATTTGTTTTTCAAGCTACTTATACCACCTCCGCCTCCTCCGCCACCACCAGAACCAGCTAAAGCTCCAAAATTAATTGGCTTACCATTAGCGTCCCTAATCTGAACAGGTAAAGGATTATTTAAATCTACTCCTTGAAGCTGTACCCAGCCTCTAATATCCATTTCTTTAGGCATTATTACATCAGGCACATCTATCTTAGGTATCTTTATTGGTGGTATGGTAATCTTAGGAATCTTGGGCACACTTATCTCTGGTATGCTAATATTAGGTAATTTAATCTCTGGTATATGAATATCAGGCAATTTTATCTCTGGTATATCAACTTTTACACTAGCTTCTGGTACATTTATTGATGGTATTTCTATCTTGGGCACAGTAACATTAGATTGAACCTTGATTGATTTAATAGCCTCCGTAAACTCCGCTTTGTTAATCTTGCCTACTGTAGAAACTTCATTCAATAATAACATTAAAAGATTAACTATATCCTCTTGAGACTGTGCCTGCCTGTTTACATCTTTTTTTTTACCAATAACTTTACTTAAAAGACTACTGAAATTATTTAATTTTCTATCGCTATTAATAGACATAGTCTTATTTACTTGTATTTAAAATGAATAGTTCTAATAATGCCTTAAATCCTCCTCTAAATGCAACGAAGATAATCCCAGCTAAACTACCATCAGTTAAAGTTGAAAGAGTAATTGTGTCTATGTTAAGAATAAGAACAGCAGAGAATCCACCTAAAAACGTAACAATAGAACTAATTATCCATCTTTTTACATCTTTATTCATAAAATTATATTAGTTATTTATACTGTTGTTCTGCCAGAAGCAGAAGACCTACTAGCGACAGAGCTTCTAGCTTTTCTAGGAACATCTGTTGACCAAGTAGCACCTGTTATAGCTCCGTTATTACGACTTTCTGATGAATCTTTCAATACTGCACCAGCACCGTCTGTGTTAGGGTCTCTAAAATATTCTGCTACTAGGTTATCTCTAGGGACTATTCCGTCAAAATAAAGGTCTGATACTTGTTTGGCTGATAAGTTAGTATTAAACACCTTGACAGAGGACATTGTCCCCAAAAATAATTTACTTGAATCAGTAGCACCTCCTAATACAAATCCTGCATTAGCACTTAAAAAAGGAGAATCAGTGCCAGATTGTTCCACTCCGTTCAAATAAAGTTTTAAAGTTGTTCCATCGCTTATATAAATAGCAGTATATAATTTATTTGGGGCTAAAGGAATGTCAGATGATGCTTTTCTTATATACGATGTACCATTATAATGACCAGCGTATAAAAATCCATCATTTTTAATCATTATTCCATTTCTATTAGAAGCACCTGAAGAATTTGAAACTAAAGCCTGTGTTGTTACCAACAGCGGGTCTGGTGTTTTAAATACCACACATACTGTTTGCATTTCTGCAATCCCCAATTCTGATAAAGTCGTCCTACTGACTTCATCATTGACACCATCAAAGATAAGACTATGAGTCCCTAAGTCTGCTAATGCTTTTCTATTTGTTGCTATTGTTCTAGCCATATTATCTGTAAATTAAAGTTACTTGAGTTAAACCTATTGTATCTACTGTTATTCCTGTTGAAAAAGCTGAATCTACTATGATTGTCTTAGGAAAACCAGACTCATCTGTTGCTCCTGCTGTTAACATTATCTTAACATTGCCATCTCCATCTGTGGCATGGTCAGAAACCTCAACAGTCCCACCTGTTACCCAAGCTCCTAAAATTATTGCATGTAGAAAACCAGCTGATGCTTTTACTACACTATTTGCTGTTGGTGCGGCGATATAGTGATAACTATAGTCATCATTAAAGGTTCTAATAGCATCGTTTGTTTCGTCTAAAGCTGTTGCCAAAGAAACAAGACCATTATCGTTAGCGTCTGATGGTGCAACCACAACATCACCATTACTATTTTTTGTTTTAATTAGTACTGAATTAGGCATAAATTTTATTGTTAATTATTAAGCTAAAGTCTTTAATTCTTGTAATTGTTTATTAATAGTACCCATTATATTCCCTTGAGGTTCTTCTTCTTCTGCCTCTGGTTTGTTGGGCTTTTCTAGGGCTTGACTTTCGACTGTTTGTTCTGCTACTGCTCGCTCCGTATCCTTTTCACCTTCTTCTATTTCTCTCATTTCTTCAGGAGTTAGCTCTAAAATACCCATAATTCTCTTTTGAGCGATTTTTCTTAAAGCAATATTGTTAGGGAATTGTTGCAAAGCGAACAAAAATCTCTGTATTCCTTTAGTTTCTGCGGTTTCTTGTTCAGATGTTGACCTAACAAGAGGCTTATAACCAGCCTCTGATACCCAATCACCAGCCCACAATGTCTTTTCAAAGGCTTTACCGTTCTTATTGGTCTTAGTTACCTTCATTGATTTGAACTTATCAGAATTGGCGTGCATTAAAGCATCCCACTTTTTAGCATATTCTTCCCATGCCTTACGATAGAATTTAGCCATGCTTGTAGCTCTTTCTGCAGACTTACCTACTAATATCTCTATTTCTCCAAGAGTTTGTTGTCCACTCTCTCCTTGCCCTTTGTCAATAGCTGTAGCACCTGTGCCACGTTCTACTATATTGGTTACTATGCTAATTGCTTCTAAAGTATCATCTAAGCCTGAAATCTCAACAGGTTTGATAACTTTGTTAATATCATCACCTGGAGGAGCTGGTAACATAACACCCGGCCCTGGTGTATAAGTTTGAGGTGTGTAATTAGAATCTGGTTTGTACCAGTGCATTTGGAAGTTTTTAAGAGTTCTATTCTCAATTAACTGGCTAAACCATATATTAACTACTTTGTTAGGTACTCTGATTAAATCAGCCACACTATCAGGGTAAACATCCATGTTTTCTGGGTCTTCAGCCCAAATAACTAAAGGCCAGAAAGTAACACCTAGAGCTTCTTCTAGTGTTTGGTCAAGTAATTCAATAGTATCCTCTGCATAAGTAACAACATGCCTTACAAACTCTTTCTTCTTCTCATCCCATATCCTAGTAAAATGCTCGGTTAGATTAAGTAGTCTGTCTCCACCTGCAAAGTAAGCAAATTCACTCTGTTCTACTCCCATTTCCTTTAGTCTTTCCATCTTTTCCTCCCATATTTCCTTGTTTTCTGTGCTTTGAGTGATGCCTTCAGGAGAATCAGCCCATAATTTAATCTTGTCTTTACCTTCTTTAGTGTATCTATCATCAGCCAATACATCTCTAACACTTCTAAATATGTTTGTTTGAATAAAAAACCTGGCACTTTCAGTGTCCCAGGGGTTCATAAGCGGATCAAGAAGAAGATCATAAATATCTAAAGAATCACAATCAATCCCCTCTTTACCTATATTTAATTTTTTAATACCTAAACCGTATAATAATACACTTTTCTTATCTAGTATATCAATAATCTCTAGGTTAGCATCTATTTTATGCTTTTCCCATAACTCTTGGTAATATAGTTCTTTTTGTTGGTCTCCACCATTTTCTTTCCATTCTACATCTGGCTCATCATCTATCCTGGATAACATAGTCTTTATGGTCTCTTTCATCAATGGGATATTGACAGGTTGTCTTTGAGTAAGTCTGTTAGTCTTAACTTTATTCCTGTAAAGTAAGTAATTATCATCCCAGCCCTCATGCTTACGCTCTTGAAGCTCTGTCGAAGCTTTCTTTTCAGCCTGCAACTTAAGCATTTTATCATTTAATACCCATGATTTTGTTGTAACGTCAAAGCTCATAATATTTAATAAAAAAACGGATGACATGTAGTCATCCGCTCTTTGTGAGAGTAAGGATTATCCTATGTTTATCTTCTAAGCCTCCCTGACAAGCGTATATATGACATGAAGTCATCGTAAATAGCTTATAAGAGAAGCAATCAATAAGGGAGGCTCAAAAGATAATACTTATATTATATAGTGTAATTATAGTTTTGTCAATGTTAATTTCCCCAACCCGCTACCGTTTTCTTTATTTTATCTATTTCTTCTACCATTCTTTTTATTTTCACCCATTTTTCAAGCTTACTTACACATTTACTATGGAAATATCCTGATTTTCCTTTACTACGTACTAAAATCATATCATCTTTCTTTATTACTCTATTACAGTATTTACATTTTTGTTTATCTTTCATATCTTTTTTCTACGTCTCCAAGGCCAGTAATCGAGTTGTACCCCCATGAAGTCCCCTAAATGATTAAAATGTATAATAGTTTTGCCATTTTTAACACCTGATAAACCACCAACTTTAAGCAAGGCTAATAGTATTTCCTTATATTTCTCTATAAGTTTCTCATCTGTTTCTTCTATGTTTATATTTAATATTGCCATTGTATGTAAATTATATAGCCACCTCCGTATGGTGTCCATTCCTCTATAAAAGATGAACTATTGAAAGTAATCTTTGTTACCATATATTTAAAAGCTTATATCATGATCGTTATAAAATGCTGGGGCTGGGGCTGTGGGTTCAGGAGTTTTGAATTTAGGTTGTTTAAGTATTGAACAAAACCCATATACTATAGCTTTCATGCTATGACTAAACTCATGGTCTGGCTCATTTAAGTATTTATCTGTCTTATCATCATGCTTCCACATCCAGTTTCTATACTCTTTTATTACATTTAAGCTATGTTTTGTTACGCTTATCCTTTGTTCTTGTACCAATTCTATACTCCATTGTTGAAAGTTCTTGCTTTTTGTTTCGCTTTTAGTCTTAGCTACTCCCACTATATCAACACCTCTTTCCTTGATTTCGTCTATGCTTTTAGGTTCTGCACTATCAGCTATAACTAAAGCCGGTCTTTCTTGGTCTAGTATAGTATCAGCTATTATCCTATTCTTCATGCCTGTTCTAAAGGCAATTTCGTCCAAAATATAAC